CTGCTTCAGGCAAATCATTGATGATCTATTCTCTCGTAAGATATTATGTTGATAAAGAGCAAAAAATTCTCCTAGTTGTTCCAACGACATCTCTCGTAGAGCAGATGTACAAAGACTTCCAGGATTACGGTTGGGATTCTGAGTCATATTGTCACCGGATTTATGCTGGTAAAGAAAAAACAAATGAATTGCCAGTTACTATTACAACATGGCAGTCTGTATATAAATTACCTCGTTCATTTTTTGAAGATTATAATGTAGTTATAGGAGATGAAGCACATCTCTTTAAGAGTAAGTCTCTTATATCTATAATGACAAAATTACACCATACCAAATATCGGTATGGATTTACAGGAACTCTTAGTGGAACTCAAACTCACCAATGGGTATTAGAAGGATTATTTGGACCTTCTTATAAGGTAACAAAGACTGATGAATTAATGAGACAAGGACATCTTGCTCAATTAGATATTCAATGTTTAGTTCTTAAGCATTCTTCACAAAAATTTGAAACCTATCAGGATGAAATTGAATATTTAATAACTCATCCACAACGAAATAATTTTATAAAAAATTTGACTTTAGATTTAAAAGGTAATACACTGGTATTATTTTCTAGAGTAGAGTCTCACGGTCAGGTATTATACGATTTAATAAATAATAATAAGCAAACTGATCGTAAAGTATTTTTTGTCCACGGTGGTGTTGATACTGAACAAAGGGAGTTAATTAGAGAAATTACTGAAAATGAAAAGAATGCAATCATTGTTGCGTCCTATGGCACTTTTAGTACTGGTATTAACATTAAGCGGTTGCACAACATCATCTTTGCTAGCCCCTCTAAATCTAGGATTAGAAATTTACAAAGCATCGGTAGAGTTCTTAGAAAGGGTAAAGACAAAGTAAAAGCAACTCTTTATGATATCGCTGATGATTGCACACAAAACTCTAGGCGAAATTATACATTAAATCATTTCATAGAACGAATTAAAATCTATAATGAAGAAAATTTTAATTATGAGATAATCACCATACAATTAAAGAAGGAAAAAAAATGATTGAGGACGATTTTTACGGAACAATAAAATTTAAAAATGGTGAAGAGATATTTGCCAAAGTTGCTGCTTCAGAAGAAGAAGATAGAACAATGTTAATAGTTCATACACCAGTTATGGTGTCTGAAGTTAAAGCAAAAGGTGGGGTTGTTGGATATAAAGTAGAACCTTGGTTAAAGACTAGTAGAGAAGATATGTTTATTATTAATATGGATAATGTTCTTACTCTATCAGAATCTTCTGATGTAGAAATGATAGGAATGTATCAAAACTTTTTACAAGATTTTAAAAGAGATACTCAATGTAATACCCAACTTAATAGAAAGATGGGATATCTTGCTACTGTTAATGCTGCAAGAGGTTATTTAGAGAAATTATATAAAGAAAGTCCTAAAGATACTAAGAGCTCTCCCGATCAACCCTGACAGAGTTATTGTAGTGACAATTTGAGAACTTGTCAAGTGATGGGATAAATGTTAAAATACCTATATAATGCGATAATAAAATATGGCAATATCTCCAGGTAGGACTATGGCTCGAAGAAGAACGAAGTCTGAGCATTATGTTAATAATAAAGAATTTCTTGCTGCTTTAATTAAGTATCGAGAGGATGTGGAGATTGCTAAACTTAGAGATAAACCAAAACCAGTTATACCAAGATATATTGGAGAGTGTTTTTTAAAGATTGCAAATCACCTATCATTTAAACCTAATTTTGTTAACTACATGTTCAAGGAGGACATGATCTCTGATGGAATCGAAAATTGCGTTCAATACATACATAATTTTAATCCTGAGAAATCCCAAAATCCTTTTGCTTACTTTACGCAAATTATACATTACGCATTTCTCCGCAGAATACAAAGAGAAAAGCGTCAATTAGAAATTAAAAATAAGATTCTTGAGAAATCTGGTTATTCAGAAGTATTTGATGACAGCAATACGATTGATGGAGCTGGTAATTTTTCAGACTATAATCAAATCAAAGATGCTGTTCATTCTAAACTTCGTAATAATTAAATGCCCTTACTTGAGAAGATTAGACATAATGCAGATATTGTTATAGGAGATTACCAATTCGCAGATTCTGTTAAGAAAGAGGTTTTATCTTTATTTGCTAAAGGAATTCCTACAATTCCTAAAGATAAGACTAATGTGAAATGTAAACTTCATACAGATTTTATTTGGGAACCTCATAATATTGTGTTTAGGAATTTGATATCATATATTTCACAAGAGATAGAAACTTTTTATGCACCTGGTTCAAGGGCTGATGGGACTAGAAATAGATTGGAGTGTATTAATTTTTGGGGTATGGCTTATGATAAAGGTGATTATGCACAATCTCATAATCATAAACCTTGCTCTTATAGTTTTGCATATTTTGTTAAATCAAAGTGGTATCATCCTCCTCTTGTTTTTGATGATAGTGGATATAAGGTTAGACCTAAAGATGGAAGGTTTGTTGCTTTTCCAGCGTATCTAATGCATCATGTTCCTAAGAATAGATTTAATGAAACGAGAGTTACTGTATCTGGTAATTTTATAATTAAAACTGAATCAAAAGGTGAATACAATTCAACATGAAGATAGCAATAATTACTGACCAGCACTTTGGTGCAAGGAAGAACTCAAAACTTTTCCATGATTATTTTTTGAAGTTTTATAATGATGTATTTTTTCCGACTCTTGAAGCAGAAGGTATTACTACCATTGTTGATATGGGCGATACCTTCGATAGCCGTAAAGGTATCGACTTTTCGGCTTTATCCTGGGCAAAGGATAATTATTACGATAAACTAAATGAGATGGGTATAACTGTTCACACTATTGTGGGCAATCATACAGCATATTATAAGAATACGAATAATATAAATGCAGTTGATCTTTTACTTCGTGAGTATGATAATGTGCATGTTTATTCGGAAGCAACAGAAGTAACGATTGATGGTTTGGGTGTAATGATGGTTCCTTGGATTAATTCAGAGAATCAAAAGTCTACTTATAAGTCTCTTAAGAAAACTAAGTGTCCAGTGGTGATGGGACATTTGGAACTTAATGGATTTGCAGTTAATAATATGGTTACTATGGATCATGGCACACCTGCGGAGATATTTAAAGGATTTGAAAGAGTATATTCAGGACATTTTCATACAAGGTCTCATCAAGAAGATATTCATTACTTGGGAAATCCTTATGAATTGTATTGGCATGATGTGGATGAAATAAAAGGATTTCATTTCTTTGATACAGAAACGTTAGAGCATACCCCTATTAACAATCCTTATCGAATGTTTTATAAGATTGTTTATGAGGATACTAATTATCAGACTTTTGATTCTAGAGAATATGAGGGTAAGATTGTAAAAGTTATAGTTCGTAAAAAAACAGATATTAAGAAATTTGAAAAATTTATCGATAAGCTGTATAATTCTAACGTTGCAGAAATTAAGGTTGTAGAAAATTTTGATTTTAATGGATGGTATGCTGCTGATTTTGAAGCATTTGAGTCCGAAGATACTATGTCTATTCTCAATAGATATATTGAGGAGTCTGATATAGATATTGATAAATCTATCATTCAGGAAATGCTGCAAGATGTATATCGTGAGGCATGTGAGTTAGTATAATGTTTATTCTAACTGTTGCTGGTAAAGAGAATGAAGGAGCTTATTCTGTAAAGGATATTGAGGGGAATCAGATTCTTTATCTATTTGAAGAGGAAGATGATGCTACACGTTATGCTATGATGTTAGAAACGGATGATTATCCAGAGATGCATGTTATTGAGGTTGAAGACGAAGTTATGATTAAAACTTGTGAAGTACATGATTACAACTACACGGTCATTACTTCAGATGACATTGTAGTTCCTCCAGACACTAAACATGATTTTATTTGAGAATATACGCTGGAAGAATTTTTTAAGTACCGGGAATCAGTATATTGAAGTTAACTTCACTGATCATTCTACCAATTTGATTATTGGTACGAATGGTGCTGGAAAGAGTACTGTGCTTGATGCACTTACTTTTAGTCTGTTTAATAAACCATTTCGAAAGATTAGTAAACCACAATTGGTTAATTCTACTAATGAGAAAGATGCTAGAGTTGAAGTAGAGTTTTCTATTGGTCCAACCGAATGGAAAGTTGTAAGAGGAATAAAACCAAATATCTTTGAGATATGGAGGGATGGTAATGTAATGGACCAATTCTCTCATTCTAATGACCAACAAAAGTGGTTAGAGCAGAATGTTCTGAAGATGAACTATAAGTCCTTTACTCAGATTGTTATTTTGGGTTCTAGTACATTTGTTCCCTTTATGCAATTGACTGCTAATAATCGTAGAGAAGTTATTGAAGATTTATTAGACATAAAAATATTTTCCTCGATGAATAATATCATCAAAGAAAAGATTAGAGTAGTTAAAGAAGAAGTTAAAGTTCTTGAACTTAAAAAAGAGTCTCTTAATGATAAAGTTAAGATGCAAGAGAACTTTATTGAGGAGTTGGAGAATAGGAGTAAGGAGAATATAGATGAGAAGAATGATAAGATTAAGGTCTTACAGATTGAAGTTGATACTCATATGGAGCATAATGAGTTAACGGATGCTAACATTTCGGATCTTGTCAAGAAGCAAGAAGAAGTAACAGGTGCTACAGAAAAATTACGTACTCTTGGTGATTTGAAGGGTAAGATATCCCAGAAGGTATCAACCATTACTAAGGAGCATAAGTTCTTTACAGATAATGTAACATGCCCTACATGTACCCAACCAATCGAGGAAGAGTTCAGAATAAATAAAATCGAAGACGCTCAAAATAGAGCAAAGGAGTTACAAGCTGGTTTTAAACAACTAGAAGATACTCTTAAAAACGAAGAAGAGCGAGAGCGTCACTTTACCCATTTATCCAAGGAGATTACTAAACTAACGCATGGCATTTCTAAAAATAATACAAAAATTTCTGGCTGTCAACGACAAATCAGAGATTTGGAATCGGAAATTCAGAGAATTACCGACCAACTTGCAAACAGAAATACTGAGCATGACAAGTTAGCAAACTTCAAGGACAATTTAACAACTACATACGACGAATTATCTTCACGGAAGGACACCGTTACTTATCACGCTTTTGCGTATAATTTACTTAAAGACGGTGGAGTTAAATCTAAAATCATAAAGAAGTATCTACCGCTGATAAATCAGCAGATAAACCGTTATCTTCAGATGATGGACTTCTACATCAACTTCACACTTGATGAGGAATTTAACGAAACCGTTCAGTCCCCTATTCATGAGGATTTTTCTTATGCTTCTTTTTCGGAAGGTGAGAAAATGCGGATCGATCTAGCACTCTTGTTTACTTGGAGAGAAGTTGCTAGAATGAAGAATTCCGTCAATACTAATCTCCTTATTATGGATGAGGTGTTTGATAGTTCATTGGATGGTTCTGGGACATATGATTTCCTTAAAATCATCAAGTATGTAATTAGTGATGCAAATGTATTTGTAATTTCTCATAAGACGGGAATGGAAGATACTTTTGATAAAGTATTGCAATTTGAAAAAGTTAAAGGATTTAGTAGATTGTTATGAAGATTTTAGTAACAGGACATAAAGGTTTTATTGGCAGTCATGTTTATAAGTATCTTAAGTATGATTGTGGATATGGAGAATTAGTTGAAGGTATGGATTTCCCGGATGATATAGGGGATTTCCAAGGACCTGAGGGGATGTTTGCTAGGCATTATGATTGTATTATTCATCTTGCTGCATTTGCTGCATTGAGAGATAGTATTGAGAATCCTGAGAAGTTTTGGGAAAATAATGTAGAGAAGTCAAAACCTATATTTGAGTATTGTGGAAAGAATAATGTTAGACTTCTATATGCTAGTTCCGCAGGAGCGCATGGGTGGTGGATGAACCCTTATGCTATTACTAAGAAGGTAAATGAAGTACAGGCACCTCCTAACAGCGTAGGGATGCGTTTCTTTAATGTTTGGGCAGAGAATGATAGTAGACCTGATATGTTGTATAGAATGCTTCAGGAGAACACCGCTAAGTACATCACAAGGCACAAAAGAGACTATATCCATGTAGATGATGTCTGTCGTGCTATTGCATATCTAATTCCTAGTACTTTTATAGGACATTTGGATGTAGGAACAGGAGAAGCAATATCGGTAATGGATATAGCAGAGGCAATGGGAAGGGATCTCCCTGTAAAGGAAGATACTCCAGGAGAACCAGACAGTCTGTGTGCTGACACAACTGCCTTGCGTGAATTGGGATGGTTCCCTACAATAAATATCAAGGATACTCTTAAGGACCATGAAAGTCCCAAACTGGCAACACCACTCCAAGAAGGAGCAAAAGCGAACGCTTAGACCTCAGGCTTTACGGCAAGCAAAGCAAAGGTTACAAAATATTAAGATGCGTTATATGAGACCCTCCAAGCGAGGGTCTTCTAGTATCATAGGTATATACAACGAAAACGCAGATGGCAGTACAGCAAGAAATCAAGTCACAACTAGCAAAGTTGCTTGCTACTGAGGACATTGTAGTAGAACATAAGCAGGTAGAGTCTGCTCAGTTTAATGTTCGTACAAGGGTTTTGATTCTTCCTCTCTGGGAGAAAGCAAGTAATGATGTATATGACATGCTAGTTGGACATGAAGTAGGACATGCACTCTTCACACCTGATGAGGATTGGTGGGTAGATTATGAGATCCCTCAGGATTTTGTAAATGTCGTAGAGGATGCAAGAATTGAAAAGTTAATGAAGCGTAAATATATGGGACTTGCCAAAAGTTTCTATAAGGGATATAGTGAGTTACATGATAAAGATTTCTTCGAGTTAGATGGTCAAGATATTAATAATCTTAATCTTGCTGATCGGGCTAATTTACATTTTAAACTTCGTTCGATCCTTTCTATATCTTTTTCAGCTCCTGAAGAGGAGATTATCTCTTTAATCCAAAATGCCGAAACGTTTACTGAAACCCTATCC